TATGGATGATGTCTGGAGAAAATGTATTAATATCTCTGGTGATGGAATGGACTTGAGGTCCAATCTTAAAAATTACTCAATATCCATTAAAAGGTGGCCCGGATATTGGTCACATAATTATAAGGTTTCCCCCGAATATATAATGGAAACCGAAGCTGTTTTGGGTTATATAATATCTGAATTTACTGAAACCCACAAACAAAGTATCCGAGATACACTTAGTCCGGCGATAGTACGTTTCGTCGGCACAGCTGATGAGTTTTTTTACTTACTTGATACATTTTTTGAACAATATTGGGTAGATAAAGGCAATACTAAAGTTAAAGATGTTGATTTCAATGCATATTTAACAAATTGGAATCTATGGACTACCTCAGGATCAGCACCTGAATTTAGGATAAAAACAAAAGACAAAGGGAAAAAGCTTAGAATAAATAAGAGCACCCTCCCACTGGTTACAACCAAGAAATATTTTACTGATCCTCCCTTACCAACACTAGCAAACAAAGCAATACTTAAGAGTGAAATAGGTAAAGCTAGAATAGCATATTCTGTTCCAACATATTTTATAATGCGGGAAGGATATATTTCATATAAATATTATGATTTTATGGAAGGTGCTAACTCAAGAATGTTCACATCAATGACCCAAGCTGACAAGTTTATAACATCTGCAGACTTTCTAACTACTTTGCTGATGTTAGCATCTTCTGATATAGAAAAGAATGACTTTATACATTCAACCTATCTCGATACCTATTTTATGATTAAGATGGTTAAAGCAGTCTTAAATTCACAAGAGGACATTGATACGATGGTCACAATCTCACAATTTAATATGGAGAACAGAGTTTTTGTTCCAAATGCCGATTCCTCAGATTATGAAGGTTACTATTTCGGTGAAAAGAAGGCTAAAGGTGTGTACCTCAAAGGTAGTGGCGGTGTAATGTCAGGTAGGCGATGGACAACTATCATTAATGGGTTTATTAATTGCTTTTTTAATTATGTTGGTGAGACTATAGTAAACAGGTTTGCAGCTGTTGTATATGCTAACATATTTGGAGGCGACGACTCTATGCAATATGTAAGCTCCCTTAAATCAGGAATATTTCAATACATTACTATATCTGCGTCGCACCTAACCATTAATCCAACAAAGTCATATATATCATATCAGTCTGGTGAGTTTTTTAGGGTATTATACTTAAAGAAAAAGTATAGGTCTGGTTACTGGACAAGAATAATTCATTCAATTGTTGCTAATAATCCAGTGTCTAGGCAGGAAATAGACATAATAAGTAAGCTGAAAGCCTTTTGGTCAAATTGTCAGCAGATACTCCGTCGGACAAGGCATATAGGAATTGATTACTTGTGGTCTCAGTGTGTTACTCTAGCTAAGGTATCGAATATTACTGAAAGTTGGCTATCTATTCCAGTATCCTCAGGTGGTGTTGGTGTATCTAGAACACCGTATTACTCATCATTTGTGCTCAAGCCTGGTATCCCAAGATTCAGAGAGCCTGCTGACCCTGTAGCTTACGAAATGGACTACACTTGGTTCGATGAGTGTATGCTAGTTCTTGATCCTTTTAAGCTCGACAATGTGCCTAACTCATACCGTATCGACATGATGGCTGGTATACGTGACTACAACGCCAGAAGAGAAGCCAGGAAGAAATACTATGCGAAAATTAAGAGTTACCAACCATCAGTG